AAATTTTGAGTATCTTGTTGTCTAACAATAGTTACAGTCATATCGAATAAATTATCTCCAGCAGTACATTTCATAACTACTGTTTCAGTAGAACTATGGTCTTTATCTATTTGATATTCAACAATTATATTATCTTTCCCATCAATTGGTGATACAGTTGGAGCATTATCGAAACTTATAATACCTGTATCACCGTCTAAACTGTATTCTGTAGAAGATACTTCTATAAATGTTCCATCACTTTGTAATTCACTAACTTTCAAACCTGTAGAACTTATATGTTTTTCAGGTAATTGATAATCAGTAGAAGTACCGTCTGCTAAGAATTGTACTTTTCTTTTGTCTGTTAATAGATTTATTGATTCGTATTTAGTAAAATCTAAACCGTCTGGTGTAGAACCATATACAATTGTAGGTACATAAGGGTTATCTAATACGTTTTCTATATCAAATCTTAATTCTTTACAATCGACACCTTGTTCTTGAATATCTGCTGTACTACAATTAAAAGATAAAATACCGATAGGTGTAAACACTCTTTCTTTACCATCAAATTGAATATGTTCATACAAACCTTGTCTATTACCACTTATACCATAGTTTGTGAAAGGTATTATTTTATAGGTTATTCTATAATCTTCAAAACCTTCCATTGTTGTCATGTCATATCTAATATTTTTTACATTTGGTGTAGGCCATACTGAAATACATAATTTAGAATCATTTTCAACTTGATATCTACCTAAATATTCAGATATCTTAATATAATAAGGAACTGTATTACCATCATCGTCATATTCTTCTATTTTTCCAACATATTTAATAGGATAATTTAAATCATCATTTGGAAGAACTGTTCCATAAGTACCTACTAAATGAGATTGAACAACATTGTGTCTAACTTGATGAAGTCCTTCTTTTTTAACTACATTCAACATATCAGTTGAACGCATTACATTTGGGTTAGTATCCCAAGAGTCCATACCTTGTAAATTATTCAAATCTAAATAATTAAAAGTAGGGCTTTCAGGTATTTTAAATTGAGCCATTTACACACCTCCTAAAACCAACCTGTTTTACTTACAAATTTTGTATCATCTTTTCTTGGATAAACATTCTCAATAGCAACTTCAAATTCATTACGATAAGCAGTAGCCAATGCAATATCATCGTCTTTATATAATTGACTAGCGATATACAAAGGAAGCAAACAAACTACTTCATCTGGTAAATCAATTTCATCGTCATCATCTGTATCATCATCTATTTTAGGTGGATAACTTTGATATTTCATAATAAAATTACCTATTAGTTTATCATCAATAACTAAAGTATATCCATCTTCTAAGATATAATCAGTTCTATTGGTTAACTCATGACTATAATTTTCAAAATATAATTTATCAATTTTATAGAAATCAGGAATTAAACTTTGAATATCATATATGAAATAAGGTTTATAATCAGGAATATATTTTATATCTCCGTTGTTCATATCATAATTTAGATTATATAAAGCAACATTTCTATACGAATATACAGTATCTCCTTTGAAAACTAATTTTATTCCTTTATTCATAGAGAAGTTTTTATATAGTGTAAATTCTCCAGGTACACTTCCTTTATTTTCAATAGTATCTTGTAGAGTCCATATATTATCATCGTCTAAATAATAAACTTCTACAATACCTTTATTATCCATTTCAAAATAATAAGCAGTAGCATTTTCATTTTCATATATTATTTTATCACCTAAATAATAATGAGTTTCAAAATTATTTCCCAAAGAGTTTTCAATAGGATGTTGAGTAAATTCGAAAGTTTTTATATAAGGTCTTCCTCTTTTAACACATTCAGCAATTGCTTCATTTGCTGCGTGTGGCATAGCATTTAAGTAAATTTTATATTTGTTGTCATTTTTCATAGACCTTAAATCTTTTTCATAAATATTGTCATTATTTAAGAACATTTTCTTAATGCTTTCAAGTTTAATCTGGCCCCAGGTATAACTACCCATTTAAATCATCTCCTTTTTATTTTTTATAGACACCATAGAATAGATATAAGGTTTTATGCTATTCGCAACAGTTTTTCAACATTACTTTATATATCTACTCTATGCTGTCTATAAAGACAGCATTACAATTGTTATTGATTAGTTCAATACATATATTTTAGAAGCATTTGCTGTTTTAGATGCTACAACAATAGCAACTTTTCCAGCACCAACAGATGATCCTGAATCTCCTGCAATTGCTTTAACAGTAACAGCATTAGTACCTCCAATATTAGCAACAAACATAACTTGTCCATCGTCAAGTCCTAAAGTAAGTGCTTTTGAAGCAGCAGAACAAGTAAATAGAACGGCTAATGAATTTGCTTGGTCAGCAGTTAAAGTAGTATCAACACTCATTTCAACGCTTGCTGAATATTGTTTTTTATTAGCAAGTTCTCCATCGATATTAGCACCTTTAATATTAGTTGCTTCTAGATTTGTAAATTTTGTATATTTCATTGTTTTCTCTCCTTTTCTTTTATTTAAAAACGGAAAGCCCTATCAGGACTCTCCGTAGAGCTTTGATTATTCTAGAGTTGTAGCACCGTCAACACCTGCAACAGCAATACCTCTCCAATCGTTACATCCAGCAACGAATCTAGAACGTCCTTTCCAAACATTGTTATCAGTATTTTCATCAATATATGAACTTACTGTTAAAGGAATTCTATCACAGAATAGTAAACCATTGTAGTTGTCATTGTATTTCTTATCTACTAAGAACCAAACACCTGCTGTTAATCCGTTTAAATATGGAGTTGTAATAACATTCCATCTACCAAATTGATAGTTGAATGCGTTGTTAGCAGTTTCTGGACTCTTATCTGCACCAATTGCAGCAAATACAGCAGCTTTCATTGCAGCGTTATTTGGAATAACGATTGTATCTGGACTAACTGTTAATACATCACCATTATCATCAGTAAAGTTTTGCATAGCAGTTTCAACTAAACCTAAATTATCAGCACTGAATGAGTTACTGAATTTATTAGATTGCGTTCCAGTATTTCCTGTAGAAGATGTATGTGCAGTAGAGAAAATACTTAAACCATCGTTACAAGTACAATCTACAGTCATTCCTCTGAAAGTAGTAGTAGTTCCAGATACAGCACCAATCAATAATTGAGCACCATATTTTTCTCTTGTTAGAGCATAAGCATCAATAAATCCTCTTGCTCCAGTTCTATTTAAATCAAGTAACTTAGAATCTTCAACCATTTCTTGAGTTACAGTGAATGAATCTTTCCAAGTTTCATGTTCTAATGTTTTAGAGTATCCTTCTTGTCTTTCGTCTTTAGGATATGCTCCACCTTCACCAACTGGTAAGAAACCTTGAGCTAATGAAGTTAAACTAGTGAATTTTTCAGCATAGTTGTCACTATCAACCATTTTAAATACTTTTTCAACGAAACTCATATCTGTATAAGCTTTGATGCTTTCCTCAAGAAATGCTTTGATTGGAGCAACTGACTTACCATAAATTGAGTCGTTTAAACCTGACATTTTACTAAATATAATTTGAGCCATTTCTTATTTTCCTCCTATCTTCTAAACATTCCGTTTACTTTATCTCCGCTACCAGTTCCTAGAAATTCAGTAATCATAAATACACCACTTGAAGTTGTAGCGGTTGCTCTTGAACCATCACTTGCAATAGTAACTTTGTCTCCAACATTAAGACTAGTTCCTGATGCAGATAAAGTAGTTTGATATACTTCGTCTTCATAAATTCTTTTTACAGGAATTATGACACCTGTTCCAGAACCCAATGCAACAAATTCAGGTACATCAGTTCCAGATGCTTTAGTTAATGCACCACTTGAAAGTTTTAGTAATTCACCAATAGAAATTGCTTCAGCATCAGTTCCAATGATGTATTCTACAGCTTCAGTAGCAGCACTACCTTTTCTTTGTAATTTAAACATTTCTATTCCTCCTCTAAGATATTTTTTAACCAATTAGAATATTCAGTTCTGCAACCAATATCTAATCTTTTAAATTCATCTGTATTTGGATAATTAATTGCTTGTTCTAAAGTTTTAAAACCTCTTAAATCACCTTTGTATTCTTTTTTTACTATAGGTTTTTCTTCAACAATAGTATCATTTATTTCTTCCTTCTTTTTAGACATTTTATTTCCTCCTAATTATTTTTTGCATAATGTTCTCTAA